CGTTGGAGACTTAATATTTTGTATAAAACTGTTTAAATATGGCTTATAATTTTTGTGCAGTTCAAAGAAAATCAGATGGTAAATATCTCCAAATCAATGGAACATTTGCTACTTTAGATTTTACTAGTAATTACAGTAATGCCCGTTTCTATTTTGGTGATAATGACGACGTATCTAACTTTTTAGGTTCATATGGAAGTGGAGACTTTAGAGTAATTGAATATTGGATGCCGGGTGACTCATCATCAAATAAACCACTTTCAAATGAAACAGTTCTTAATAATTTTTTAGGTAGTCCTGGTGGGGCTAATGTAGTAAAAATCAATACTTGGGATAGGAATGATGCATTTACTATAGATAGAAGGGATGCAGCTTCATTAATATTTAATTCAGAAGCTCAACAAGCACTTAATAATAGACAAGTAGTTGTATTAGGACTTAATGGTAGTCAATATGAAGCTGCAGGACGTCCTGATTATTTACCCTCAGATGAATTTAAGGGTTTACAAGGAAGTGAAAGTTTACCAGCAGATTTACTTTACATGCAAATAATGTCTTATAGTAGTAGAGGTGATCAGTACTTTGCGTGGACTGGGATTTTGGGTAATCTTTCAGGTGAAAGTATTCAGTACTTTATTTTAGGATAATAAAAATTTTATATCTTTGTAGTTAAATTTGGCCCCTCAATAAAGGGGCCTTATTTTTCCTCCAATTTTAGATATTAATGAAAAATCTTACTGCATATCACATATTTTATCAAAATAAAGATTTTGGTAAATACCACGAAATAGATATATTAGCTCAATTAGCTTCAATTCTATTTTGGAAGAAAAACTTTGGCCCTGTAAAATTATTTTGTAATAAGAAATTTTTAAAAACTCTTAAACATTATGGTATAGACCAATACTACGATGATATTAATACTGTTTTAATGGAAAGTATTCCGTATAAAGAATATCTCCCTAAGTATTGGAGTTTTTGTAAAATATATGCTATAAAATATATAAGTCAATTTGAACAACCTTTTGTAGCATTAGATACTGATTTGTGGATTAAACAAGAATTAGGTTTAGATTATAAAAAAGACTTAATATTATACCATCAAGAAACCTTTAAATACGATCAACTTCAACGTACTTATGTATCTCCTAGTACGTTTTTATCTCAAGATAAATTAGAAGGATACAATTGGGATGTTTTACCCACTAATGCTGCTTACATTTATATTAATAATAAAGAATTAGTTGATAAATGGTATAAATGGGTTTTGGATATTATTGAAAAAAATAAAGATAAACCTAAACTTGAATGGAGTGCTGATACTGTATTTATTGAACAAAGAATTCTTCCAGTACTAGCTGATAGTATGGGGTTAAAAACTGAGTTTATTTTTCCTAGTGTTTATAAAACTTGGGTTGATGGAGTTGATGATTTAAGTGAATGGGAACCTAAATTAGATTCTACTAAAAAAGGTAAATTTAGAATGGAAAATGCTAAACATGTTTGGGGTTTAAAAAATAATTACAAATATAAAGACATCCGAAACTTAATCCTTTATTCAGTCATGTCTAGTTTAAATGATGGATTTGATGTTCAACAATTAGAAAATAAACATAGCAAATTATTTAATGCATGTTATAATATATGGAAAGACGATGAAAACTTCGAAGATTAACGCATACTACTATACTAGCACCACCCTCGGTGAGATTAACTTTATATATATTTATACGCGTGAAAACACAGGCAGAAATTAAGACATTTGCCCAAATAGTTCACCAATACTATCTGGAGAAGATGTTTGATAAAACAGATGTCAAGGAATGGCTTGGTGAAATAGAATGTGAATTTGTTGAAATAACTCAACATAAAGTTGTTTTTAGTTATTTTGACGATTGGTACCCTACTAGAATGACTGTTTATAAAAGTGGTAAAGTTAAAGTAGAAACAGATTTAGATGAATTCCCATGAACTTAGATAACATATTTGATGCTTTTGAAGATGATGCTCCTTTACAAGAAAAGGCAGCATTAATATCCCTTCAAGAAACACAAGCTTTTAAACTAGGTATGTTTAAAAAAATTATATGGAACCAAAAAGGTTTTGAGAAAAAAATGGAAAAATTTATGGAATTTATGCCCGATTTAGCTAAAATGGTAGATGTTGATAATGATGCCGGAGAATTTGTTACACATTGTAGAGCATGGGCCTATATTAAAGAATTTGATCCTACTTCAGAACAGGGTAAAGATGCCTTGAGAATATTCTCAGATGATTATACATTAACGGCTTGCAATCTAGCTATCCATTTTTGGGAAGAAAGAGAAGAGTATGAAAAATGTGCTCACATAAAAAAAATTAAAGACTTTTTAACTTAAACTTGATTCCTCAATCCTTTAATATTATCTTTGAGGTACAGGAGAAGAGAGAGAGAAAGAGAGAGGGAGAGAGAAGTGTCTCCCGATGTCACGGTGAAAATAAATTATATAAATTATGAGAAATAAACAGTTATTTTTAGACAAAATGTCTCGCATTGACGGGAAATTAAAAGCAATTCGCGTAATGTCTACCCGTCAAGGTACAACAGTTCAAGATATCCATAAACTTCTTGATGAAATTGGAGAACAAATGGATGATCTTAGTACTATGATTGAACGTGAAGAGACAGTATACGGACGTTAATATTAAATAAAAGTTATGAATTTAACAGCAGAACAAATCCAACAAAATTGGACTGAATTCCTTTCAAATATCGAAACCCACATTACTGGGGAGCGTAAACAAAAATTACTCGATTTTTACAAAAAATATGAGGACCGCGTTATGCTCATGCCTGCTGCTCATAAAAAAGAGTATCATAATGCTTTTCCTGGAGGGTATGTAGAACATGTAAATCGTGTCGTAAACGCTGCTTTATCCCTATCTGATGTTTGGGAAGGGTTTGGAGCCGATATGACTACTTTTACAACTGAGGAGTTGGTATTCTCTGCTATTAATCATGACTTAGGTAAAATGGGAGATGAAGAAAATGAATCTTACATCCCCCAGACTGATAATTGGAGAAAGGAGAAACTGGGTGAAGATTATATGTTCAACACCAAAGTCCCTTTCGCTTCAGTCCCTGACAGAGGTTTATTCATGCTTCAATCCCACGGTATCCAGTATACATTTAATGAGATGCTCGCGATTCAAACGCATGATGGTCTATACGACGAGGGTAATAAGAAATACCTTTTCGCGTATATGCCCGAACAAAAACCGCGTACTTCCCTACCATTTATACTACATCAGGCTGACTTGATGGCTGCTCGTATTGAGTTTGAGAGAGAATGGTTCCCTAAATTAAAGGGAAACGTGACCCCCGAAAAAAAGAATTTTACATTGAGTGATAAACCAAAAGCTAATAATAAACAACAAAAAGCTTTGGGTTCAATTAAAAGTGAAGGTTTAAAAAATATGTTAGATTTACTATGATAGTTACTATTGTTATACTTTCTATTTTAGTCGTTATCTTAGGATATACGACTTTTAACCTTCTTCGTAAAAATGAAAAACAAGAGGATATCCTTGCGGGCTACCTCCAATATTTGGATAGAATTTCGCGAGTAATAGAGGTTTCAGATAAAAAGATGAAAGAAGTAGATGCTAGAGGTACATTTAGCAGTGATGATGAGGTTGGTTTTTTCTTTCAACAAATTAAAGGGTTACAAGATATTTTAAATGAATTTATCCTTGAAAAGAAATAATAATATATTATGCCCAAAAAAAGTTCCAAGGATAAAAACTACTTTACCCAAGCTACAGAAGATGCTATAATAGCCTATAATTTAGCTCCCACACCAAAAGAAAAAGAAAAGATATACCATAAAGGAATTCATTATGCTTTCTTTAAACTTACTGAAAACATAATTCATACTTTTAAATTCTATTATACTGAAGTAGATCATATTGAAGATTTACAACATGAGGTAATTACTTTCCTCCTTAGTAAAATTCATCTATTTGATCCTTCTAAAGGGGCCAAAGCATATTCTTATTTTGGAACTATTGCTAAACGATATTTAATTATATCAAACCAAAAAAACTATAAAAAACGTATTGATAAAGCCCCAGTAGAAGAGCTTTATAAAGACGATACTTATTCTTATAATATAGATGACCCAGGGGTTCATAATGATCCCCTAAGTAACTATATAGATTTATTTGTAGAATATTGCTCGGAAAACATTTATAAATTATTCCCTAAGGGTAATGATGCTGCCGTAGCAGATGCTATTTTAGAACTGTTTCGTAAGAGAGAAGAAATAGATATTTTTAATAAAAAAGCACTTTACATTTACATTCGTGAAATGATAGATGTAAAAACTCCTAAAATTACTAAAATAGCATCTCAACTTTACGATATATTTAAAGATAATTATATATTTTATCTTGAAAATGGTTACGTAGAATTTGAATAGTTTATATTTATACATGAATAAACATAATAAATATGAGCCAACAATTCGACAAAGTAGTATTTGGTAAGAAAAAATTCTCGGATTTACTCGAGGAAATTTACACTAACCAAAAGCGCCGCGAAGCACAAGTAACAGCGCTTATATCCGAATTAAAACCGATGGTTACCGACATTGGTGACGCTACCCTAATTGTACCTTTAATTAAAGAATACATGGAAATTGGAGTTAAAAACGATGATGCCCTAATTAAAATGGCTACATTAGTGCAACGTGCTCTTAACAATACTAATGAAGATGGTGGTTTAGGTATTTCGGATGAAGAAAAAGCCCAATTACTTGAAGAAATGGAAAAACTTCAAGGGGATAAGTAATGGATTTATTTGCAAGACCACTTTATCAACCATCTACTGGTAACCCTGAAAGTATTGCTGCTAGAGTAATTAGTATTATTCTAGACGATACTCATCCCCTATTTAAAGCTTATGGGGAATGGGATTCTATTGGGACTGTATTTTTTGATTATATTGAAAATCCTAGTGTATATCGACCTGAAGATGATCCTCAAAGTGAAGCTCTTGCAAGTTACCCAACGGCTAAACCATTATTACCACAAATAAAAAATTTTCCTTTAATAAATGAAATAATATATGCTTTTAGTGCTCCCTCACTAGAATCAGTTACAACAACTAGTGCTAAAAATTATTATTATATTAGTCCTCTTAATATATGGAATAGCCAACAACATAATGTTATACCTGAACAAACCTTAAACAATTTCAAATCAGATAACCAGCAAAAAACTACTTTACAAGTAGCCGCTGGTTCTCCCCAAATAGAAGATTCTACTAATTTAGATATAAAAATAGGAAATACTTTTATACCTCAATCTAAAATATATCCTTTAAGACCATATGAAGGAGATGTTATATATGAAGGTAGGTGGGGTAATAGTATTAGATTTGGAAGTACAGTTAAAAATACAGGAAATAGTTGGTCTGAAAATGGAAATAATGGTTCTCCTATAATCATTATTAGAAATGGCCAATATATTACCACTCAACTTCCAGGTGAATATATCTTAGAAGATATAAATCAAGATGATTCTTCTGTATATTTTACATCTACTCAACAAATTCCTCTATCAGTCTCTAGCCAAGATTATACTTCTTATGTATCAAATCCACCTATTGATATTCCACAATACGATAGAAAGCAAATTATACTAAATTCAGGTCGTTTAGTATTTAATACTACCCAAGACCATTTATTACTTTCCTCTAAAAAAACAATTAATTTAAATGCTGTTGAAGGTGTTAATATTGATACTAGAGGAAATTATGTAATTCAAGCTCCAAAGATATATTTAGGTGATAGTGAAGATAATTTAACCCAACCTATTGTTTTAGGGGATGATTTAGTTTCATTATTAAATGATATTTTAACTGATCTAAATACACTAGCTAGAACTTTACAAAATCAAATTGGAGTGCCTATAGGTACACCTTTAGCACCAACTAGTTTAACTGCTCAATTAGTAGCAGATAAAATCCCTTCATATAA